ATGGATACGAACAACACCCCCCTCAAAATCAAATTGTCCGCCGCGCTGCCGGTTGCCCTGGCGACCGGTGCCGACAAGGTGCGTACTTTTAAAGGCGTTGCCAATTCGGGCAAGCCCTTCGGCTACGGCGGTTATCAGGCAGTCGTCGATTTGGCCCAGCTGTCGCACAAAGCGTCCGTCCCCGTCCTGTTGGAGCATTCCCCCGTCAAGATGGCGGGCGTGTGCAGCCTGTCGGTAACGGCGGACGGCCTGATTGCGGAAGGTAGTCTGTTGTCCAACGAGTTTGGCACGCAGATCGCCGAAGCAGCCGACCAAGGTTTCCCTTGGGAAATGTCGGTTTACGCGCAGGCGGAATCCTACGAGGAGCTGGCGGCGGGCGCAGTATTGTCCGTCAACGGCAACGAGGTAACCGGGCCGGCCGTCATCCTGCGCCGTTGTGCGATACGCGAGGTGTCGTTTACCGCCGTCGGTGTAGATGGCGAGACGGAGGCGGTGGTGTTGTCGGACGGCAGTCCCTTGCCGGATATTTTTAAACAACCTTTGGAGTTATCTATGACACCCGAAGAAAAGAAAGCGTTTGACGACCTGAAAGCGGAAGTCGATACGCTCAAGGCTGAAAAAGCCGAAGCCGAGAAAAAGCTGAAAGAAGCCGAAGCGGCTGCCAAGAAAAACCAAGTCAAGGCGAAATTGTCCGCCGCCGGCTTTAAGGAAGGCGAAAACGGCAAGTTTGAAGGCTTGTCCGACGCTACCATGATCGTGCTTTTGTCTGCCGACATTGAAGCGGCAGAAGCCATGATTGCCGATTTGACGCCGAAAGCCACCCAGTCTGCCGTACCACCCGCACTGTTGAGCGAAGGCGCAGGCAAAGGCGAATCTGAACACACCGGCGAGGCGGAGGGCAAGTTCTCCGTAGCCAGCCACAAAGGCTTATTGGGAGGCTCTTATGTCTAAAGTCAAAACCGAAATCTTAGGCCCTGCTATTTCCGATTTTTTGAAATATGAAGCGACGCCGTTAACGCGTGTGGCTGTTGCTGCTTCGCAAGGCACAAAAGCCGGTACATTTGTTAGATTTCCTCTCCGCAGCGATTTCAAATTGCTTGCGTTGACGGATGAAGCCGACGGTAAAGTCATCGTACAGCCGCACAATTGCATCATCAATCTGGATCGATGCTCAGACGATGGAATTCGCGGCGGTACATCAAAAACGAGAGGTAATGTGATTGAGCATCTGAATAAAGACGGCGATCTGTACGGCATCGTTTATATTTTAAACCGTATTGTCAATCTCGATCCCAATGGCGACAGCCTGTAACTATAAGGAAAAAATATGCCTTTATCCGATAACAGCAAGTTTGGCGTGCAGGCTTTGACCACCGCCTGCAATAAAATCGACCCGGGCGCAAGCCAAATCCGCGAGCTGGGTATTTTCGAACCCGAATACCTGACCACCACCTACGCCGACATTGAGTTCCAAGACGGCAAAGTTCACTTGGTTGCCAGCAAAGAGCGCGGTACGGCCGGCCAGGCGGTCGAAAGTCCGAAACGCACCGTGCGTACAGTCAAAATCCCACACCTGCCGATTCATGATGTCATCCGCGCCGACGACGTGCAGAACCTGCGCGCTTTCGGCACAACCCAAGCCGCAACCGTTATGGACAAAGTGAATGAAAAACTCGCCGGCGGTAAATCCGACCTTGAATACACCCGCGAGCATCTGATGCTCGGCGCGTTGCAGGGCAAGATTTTGGATGCAGACGGCAGCGTGATTTTGGACATCAACACCGATTTCAAAATTACACGCAAAACACAAAACATCGAATTGTCGAAAGACGCGACCAAAGTCGGCGCGGTATTGGACAAGCTCTTGTCCGAACAACGCCAAAAATTCAACGGTGCGCAAGTGCGCGGCTGGGTTGTCTATTGCGGCATGGAGTTTTTGAGTGCGCTCAAAGAGCATAAGTCTATCTTCGAAGTGTACAAACGCTTTGACGAAGCACGCGCCTACCGCGAAGGCGATACGCTCAATCCGACCGAGTTTGTCCACAAAGGCATCCGCTTTATCGAGTATGCCAACCATTTCGGCAGCGACGCCGACATCGGTGCGGACAAAGCCATTCTGCTGCCGGTTGGCCGCAATCTCTACAAAGAGTATTTCGCGCCTGCCGACATGAACGCCACCGTCAACACCCGCGCCCTGCCGTATTACGCCAGCCGCGAGAAATTGCAGCACGACAAAGGCTGGAGCCTGCATATGCAGTCCAATCCATTGCCGATTGCGCTGCGCCCCGAGTTGTTGGCAACGCTGACCATGTCTTAAACGGATTTCAGACGGCCTTTAAGGCAGTTTTAAAGGTCGTCTGAAAACGGAGGACGGCATGATTACCATCCAAGACATGATTACCCGCTTCGGCGAGCAGGAAATGGCGGAACGGTCGAATCATGAGAACTACGAAACAATAGACGAAGCGGTGATGGCGGCGGCAATTGCCGATGCGGAAGAAGAAGCGGCAAGCTACCTTCGGGCGGCGAAACTGTTTTTTACCAACGACACCGCGCCGCAGGTTTTGAAAATCAAAGTCTGCGACATCGCCCGCTACTACCTCTACGACGATGCGGTAACAGGTATTGTCGAAGAGCGTTATCAGTCGGCAATCGCCTGGCTGAAGATGGTCGTCAAAAATCCGAATATGCTGGACGAAAACCGCGTATCGGATGACCGCAGACCATCAACGTGTGCCGTTTATGTGAATGCCGAACCCGATTTGAGGGAATGGCTGAAGGAGTAGGCAATGCGGATTACGGTATCGCACGACTTGTCGCGTATCGCCCAAAGCCTGAACCGCCTGTCGGGCAGGTTGAACGGCAGCCTTGAAGAGCCTTTGCGCGCTATCGGCGGCATCCTCGAATCTTCGACCCGCCGTCGTATCGCCGAAACCAAAACCGCGCCTGACGGCAAACGCTGGCAGGATGTCAGCCCCGCTACGGCAGAAGCCAAAAACGGACGCGGCGGGATTTTGGTGGACCACGGCAACCTCTTGGCAAGCATTACGCACGAGGCATCGGCAAAAAGCGTGATTACCGGCTCGGTAATGGGCTACTCGGTTTATGTGCAGGAAGGCACGAAAACCATGCCGGCGCGTCCGTTTTTGGGCTTGTCTTCGCAAGATTATCAGGACATTGACGATTTAATGTCCGATTGGCTGGAAGGATTGATTGTCTGATATGGCTTTAAAACAGCATGAAAACTTATTGGCGGTCTATCCCGAAATCTTAGGCCGTCTGAAAACCGTCAAAGGCATTAAGGCGGTTAAGGAAATCGGCGAACTTGCCGAGCTGCTCGCCCAAGGCGCGGCGAAACGCAAAGCCGCCCCGCTGGACGGCGCGGTCTATGTCGTTTACGGCGGCTCGACCTTTGCCGACGAAGCGAAAAACGGCAAATTCCTCAAATCGACGCTGCACTTTACCTTCGTCCTCGCACGAAGCTATACCGCCAACGGCAAATCCACGTTGTACGAGGTCGGCGAGACCCTGACGGCAATCCAACGGGTGTTTTCAGGCTGGGACGCGGGCGACGAATATGCCGTTACCCCCTTCCGCCGCATCGCCTCGCCATCCATCGAATACAACGACGGCTTTGCTTTTTACCCCATTTCATTCGCCTGCGACACCGTGCAGGCGGCAAACTAAAGGAGCTGCCACATGGCAAAACAAAACGACCACGGCTTAATCTTTGAGGGCGACGTCAAGGTACGCAACCTCAATCAAAAAGGCTCGGGCTTTATCGACATCGGCAACACCACCGCCCTGACCACGCAGACCAGCGTGGAAACCAAAGAGCGCGTATCCAAGCAAAAAGGCACTTACGGCAGCGCACTCGACAGCCTGAAAACCGTCAAGCCTACCGAAATCGGTCTGAAGCTCGATACTTTCGATAAAGACAACCTCGCGCTTGCCCTGATGGGCGAAGCCGCCGTCATCGCGGCTACGGCGCAGACCGTTACGGGCGAGACCGTGACCATCGGCAAAAAAGGCATGGCGTACAAACTGGCAAACGGCAACATCGACCCGGCTACCGTCAAAGTCAAAAACAAGTCAAACGCCAATGTTGATGCCAAGCATTTGGACATTAATGCCACCTTGGGCATGATTACCATCCTGCCGGCCGCAGATACTGTCAACGACGGCGAAAACATCACCGTCGAATACAAAACCCGCGATTCCGGCGGCTATAAAGTGTCCGCCGCGACCTTGTCGCGCTTGGATTTAGAAATCTACGTTGACGGCCGCAACCGTGTTACCGGCGAGACCGGCATTCTGCACATCCCCCATGCCGTACTGGCGGCGGACGGCAGTATTGACTGGTTCGGCGACGACTTTAATGAGGCGGAATTCAAAGGGACGGCGGTGTTAGCTTCGGGCGAGACTTCGACCTATTCCTTCACGTCGTACAACAACTAAAGATTCGGTAATAAACAAAGGCCGTCTGAAACTGGCTTCTGCGTCTAGACGCAGCGGCGGCAGGTTTCAGACGGCCTTTTTTAAACGGGTTTTAAAACAGGATTAAATTATGGCGAATATTCAGGCAGGTTTAGAGATTAAGGCGGGCGTGTCCGGCGTTGAAAACATCGACGCGCTGGCGCAGTCCATCGAGGCGGCAGGCATCGATACGAGCAAGCTGACCACCGAAGCGAAAGAGCTGGGCGCAACGCTGGCCAAAGCACAAGCGCAACAGGCGGCAATTGCAGAATATAAGGCGTTGTCGGCGGAATTGGACAATACCGCTAAAGAAATGCGTGCACTGGACGAGCTGACCGCGACGTTGGAGAAATCCATGCGCGGCGGCGGTACGCAGCAACAGCAAGCCGATTTGGCGAAACTGCGCGCCGAATCCGAGCGGCTGGCAAAAAGCGAAACCGAACTGACGGGCAAACTGTATGCCGCCCGCGATGCGATGTCGGTGTCGGGCGTGTCCGTCAAAAATCTTGCCGCCGAAGAGGCGCGCCTGTCGTCCGAATCCGCCGCCGCAACGGCGCAGCTCGACCGCCTGACCGCCGAAGCACAAACCCTAAAAGCCATTGCTGATGCAAAAATCCAGCTCGGTATCGATACCGACGACAAGGCACGGCAGGAAATCCAAAAGACCAAAGACGCCTACGAATTGCTTAAAAACAGCGGCACACTCTCGCATGAAGAATTAGCCCGGGCGGCGCAGTTGCAGGAAGGCAAGGTGCGCGAACTTGAAGCCAGCCTGAAAGGTGTGAAGCCGTCTATTGCCGAGGTTGCTTCGGAGATTCAGGGCTTGGTCGGCGGTGCGGGCGGCTTGGCGTTTGCCACCCGCGAGGCAATGAAGTTTGAAACCGCTATGGCGGGCGTGAAAAAAGTCGCCGAAGGCACGGACGAGCAGTACGCCCAACTTTCAGACGAGCTGAAGAAAATGGGCGCGGAATTGGGCATTTCCGCCGCCGAAATGGCGGATCTTGCCGCAGCGGGCGGACAGCTCGGCATCCCGATTGAGAAGTTGTCGGAATTTACCGCCATCGCGTCCAAGATGTCGGTTGCCTTCGGGATGAGCGCGGAAGAGGCAGGCAATGCCGCCGCGACGATTGCCAACGTGTTCCAGCTCCCAATTGGTGAGGTGGAAAAACTCGGCGATGCCATCAACGTTTTGGGCAACAATACCGCCGCACGAGAAAAAGACATTGTTGCGGCGATGGCGCGTATCGGCGGTACGGCCAAGCAGTTCGGATTGGCCGCCGACGAAGCCGCCGCGCTTGCCGACGCCTTTATCGCATTGGGCAAACCGCCCGAAGTGGCTGCGACCGCCATCAATGCCATGCTGCAAAAACTGCAAACCGCGCAAAGCCAGGGCAAAGACTTTCAGGCGGCCTTGGAAGGTATCGGTACGTCTGCAGATGAGATGGCGGCCAATATCGCCGCCAATCCGCAGCAGGCTTTGACGGACTTCTTGCGCAAACTCGAAGGCTTGGATAAACAAAGCCGTGCCCTGACACTCTCGCAACTCTTCGGTACGGAATATAGCGACGACATCGCGCTTTTGGTCGGCTCGTTGGGCGAATATGAAAAGGCTTTGGGCTTGGTCGCCGACAAGGGGCAGGTCGTCGGCGCGATGCAAAAAGAAGTGGCAAACGCCATGTCCACCAGCGAAGCGCAAATCAACAAAGCCAAGCAGGAAATCATCAACGTTGCCATCGAAGTCGGCGAAAAGCTGCTGCCTTTGGTGTCTCTATTGGCAAGTACGGCCGGCAGTGTGGCAAGTGCAATCGGAGCGATTACCGAAGAGTTCCCGGCCTTGACGCAACTTGCCGCACTGTTCGCAGCAGGCGCAGTTGCCGTCAAGGCTTATGAGGCGGCTGTTCGACTGACTGGTGGTGCGGTATCGGCATCATTTGCGACCCAGCGTGTCGGGATTGAAGCAACCAAAGCATCCATCCTGTCTACCACTGTCGCTGCACGAGAGCTGGGCATCGCGCTCAAATCCGCTGCTGCCGGTAACGGTTTCGGTAATGGCGCGGCTGCTGCGGGAGCATTGGCTCAAAATCTCAAGACGGCGGCATCCAATGCCGGATTATTGTTTGCGGCTTTTGAGGTTGGCCGTGGTGTAGGCGGCTGGCTGCGCGAAAATACGGATTTAGCAAAAATTTTCGGCGATAACCTCGCCCGTATTCCTGCCATTTTGGATAGTCTGTTTACCACCGGCGGTCTCGACAAGTATCACGAGTTTTTCAAAACCGAAGCCCAAATTAAGCGCGAGTTGGAGATAGCGGATAAAAAAGCTCAGGAGGCAGCCGAAAAAGCTGCCGCCGCCAAGAAAAAGGCAGCCGAAGAGGAAGCCGCCGCCATCAAAGCCCTGCAAGCTGAATATCGTGCGTCTGCAACAGAGTTGTCAGCATTAGAACACAGTATGGCGGCATTGCGTGCCGACGGACGAGAAACGAGCGACTTTTACAGTGAGCTGGCAATCAAGCTGGAAAACGTACGCACCAAAACCGCTGAACTGAAAACCGAACTTGACAAGAAAAACGTCAAAATCAGCGCAGATACGGGCGAGCTCGCCGCAGCACAAAAAGCCCTTGAGGCTTTGGGTTTGACGGCGGAAGAAGTAACCACCGGCATGAGCAAAAAGGCGGCGGAAGGTATTGCCAATTTTTCGCGTGTTGCCTCTCAGTTTGGTAATGATGCCGAGCAGATGGGCCGGGTGTTTCAGGCTGCGCTCAAGCAGATGGACAGCAAAGAATCAACCGATGCTCTTTTGGCTGAATTGGAAAAGGTAGGCAAACAATCCGGGCTGACGGCCGAAGAAATCAAGAAAATCGGAGATACGGCAAGGGAGTCGACGGACAAGGTTGCCGATGCCTTCGCCAAAATCGGCGTGGACAGTAAAGCCGTGATGACGGGCATCAGCAGTGATGCGCGGCAGGCATTCGCCGATTTTCAGACGGCCTCGACAGAAGCGGCGGCGGCCGGTCAAAAAGATGCCAAGCTGATACAGGCAGCCTTTGAGGCCATGATGGGCAAACTTAAAAGCAAGGAGGAATTTGCCGAGTTTCAACACCAGCTCAAAGCCAGCGGCGACGCGGCACTGTTGACGCAGGAGCAGCTTGCCCGGTTGGGCGACGCGGCGACGGGTGGTGCGGAAAAAGCAAAAGCCGCTTATCAAGGGCTAAACGATACTGCCGCTAAAACAGGCGAAGCCGCGAAAGCCGCGCATGAAAAAGGCTCGCAAGCGGCGGAAAACCATGCCCAATCGGTCAGAAAAGTGGCGACAGCCAACAAAGAGGCGGCAGCGGAGGCAGACAATGCAGCCAAAGCGGCGGTAAATGCGTCTAAATCGTTTAGTGATTACGGCTACCGTCTGACGCAAACTGCTGGATTTTATAAGCTCAATAATGAGCAGCTGGATTTGATGAACCGACAGTTTTCCGGGATTAAGTTGGGCATGGAGGCCACATTCCGCGCTGCTCAGATGAAAGAGTACACGCAACAGATTTACAACGCGAATACCGCGATGCAAAGGCTGACCAATGCTTCTGCTCAAGGCGCAGTGACACAGGATATCTTGAACGATGCGGCCAGCGCGGCCTCTCGTGCTGCCGATAAATTGGGGAATACTGAGCTGACAAAATTCCGCAATGCGATATCCGATGCCCAACGCCGGCTGAATGCCCTGCGTCAAGAAGCACATGATGCAACCCGCGCGCTTGAGGCCGAGCTTGCCGAGCTTAATGGTAATACGGAAGCGGTTTATTCTTTGCAGCAAGAAAGAAAAATCCGTGAGCTGCAACAAAAACTCGACAATGCCAACCGCCTCAAACAAACCGACGTTGCGCGCGAATATCAGCGTCAAATCGATTTGCAGCAACAGATTTACAACAGGCAGCGCAGCAAGCGCGCCGAATCTGCCGCGCAAGAGCAAGTCCGCAACCAAGGTTCGTATGGTAACAGTAATGCCGCCCAGCGGTTGCAACAAATCGGCAATACGCAGGTTAATATCGACCCGGAAAAGCTTAACCAAATTTTGGCGCAGCGCGACCAAGCGGTTGCCGAGAAAGCTGTTAACGGTTTTATGAATAGTTTACAAGCTTCATTAAAGCGCACGACATAATTCAGACGGCCTGCAACCATCTGACTGCAACCATGCCAAGCCCCGATTTTCGGGGCTTTTGTTTTAATAGGGTTTTGAGAAAAATACGCAAAGGCCGTCTGAAATGGCAAATCAAGAATGGACGCTGAAACGGAAAGACAATGGCGTGGCCGTACATCTGCCGCAGGATATGCGCTGGGACGATGAATTTGAATGGAACAAGGTGGCGCAGGCCGCTCCGCAGCGCACTTTGTCGGGCGGATTGGTCATCCAACAAGGCATTAAGGCAAACGGTCGTCCGATTACGCTATCGGGCGATTGGGTGTGGCTTGATTTGAGTATCTTACGTACGTTGCGTGACTGGACGGACGTCCCCGAATTGGAGATGACGCTGACGCACTACGACGGCCGCGAATTTAATGTTATTTGGCGCACCCATAACGCGGCTTTGAATAATGTCGAGCCGGTGCATTACTCAACACCGGAAACGGATAGCGAACGATACACTGCCCAGCTCTGCCTGATGACATTTTAAGGTCGTCTGAAAACAGATTTAAACAGGATTTAAAAAGGTTTCAAAAATGGAAAAAACAACGCGTCTGACGCAGCAGGATTTGCAGATTTACCCCAGCCAGCGCATGACCGATACGCCTGACGGCGGTGGTTTGATGGTCGGTCAGCCGCTGACCGGCGAGGATAACGAGATTTTCCCGCCCGTCTCAGACGTTGACCGTACGATGGGCAGCCTGGACGCGCGTCTGCTGTACCCTGCCGTCCTGCGTAACGACTCCGAGCCGCTTTACGGCGGGCATTTTGTCATTACCGAGCCGCCGACCTCTGAAAACGTGTCTTTTTTAGCGTTTAAGGCGCGCAACTACGGAGAGAGCCGCGCGGATATTATGCCGCGCATTGAGGCGTATTCTGTGCCGACAGTGGAGAGCCGCATGACGTTATTGGGTCGCCATTTGGCAGGCGTGCGCCTTGTGCAGGCGTATCAGCGCGTAGAGGCTCCTTTGCCGAAGGTTGGCGAGCGTTATTGCCTGCAATATGAAGAAAAAACCAAAGATGTGACGCGCCGTATCACGGAGTATTTCCGCATTATCAACATCGAAGATGAAGTGCGAGTTTTTGAGATCCCAAAATCAAACGGTGAGGTCGAGGAAGTGCCGCGCCGTGTAGTCAAAATGGAAATCAGCAATCCGTTAACCCGAGATTTTGATGGTGTCGATTATCCGGTTAAGGGGTATGCCGCGCCTAAAGTTAAGATTTTGGAAACCCAAGTGGCAGATTCCGCGGCTTATTATGGCGTGAAACCTGTATCAGACGGCCTTTCGGCAGGAGATGCCACGCTGACGGTGTCTAGCATTTACGAAAAGCTTGTACCGACCTCGACAGTCGAGACACCTTATGTGGACGAATACCCGGTTCCCGGTGAAGCATGGGTCGCCGCTGCGCCGGAAAAGCAGCTTTTTGCGGGGCGTGTTGATAGTGGAACCTTAACTTTGCCTTCGGCTGTTTTACCCGGCAGTATCAAGATTGGGAACTACACAGACAATGGCTTCGGTCAACTTAAAAGCGGGGACAATATCGTCAATGCCGATTACGCTCATGGGCGTCTGAGTGGTTTGCCGACAGGTTATTACACGGTAACTGCGGTTCCGGGTGCTAAATCATCATCCGCTCGATATGCTATTGCGGTAGAAATTAAAGAAACCAATCACGGTACATCATTTGCCCCTCTGCTTAGACCTAATCCTGCTTTGGGTAGTTTAAAAGTGTCTTTTATGGCTTTGGGCGTTTGGTATGTTTTGACCGATACAGGCGACGGCGTGTTACGGGATGAGGCCGGTAAAAGTGTAGGTACGGTATCGTCTGCAACAGGCAGTGTATTGCTTAATCTACCGTCTCTTCCGGATGTTGGCAGCCGCTTAGTGTTCCAATGGGGAGACTCCTCTGGTTTTACGTCTTTTGATGGCGGAAAGACGGGCGGAAATAATCTGCCCAAGGCGGCAAACGGGAAGTGCACTTATTCCCTGGGGCATTCGATTAAGCCGGGAACGCTGGTGCTTACTTGGCAAAATAACGGTAAGAAAAGAGCGCAAGACGATGGCGCAGGAAAATTAACGGGTGATGCAACTGGCAGCGTGGATTATTTGAACGGTACGATTAGATTGCCGGCTTATATTGACTCTACTTCAGTTGATTATGTTTGCGATGAGCCTGAACGCATTCAGGTTGGTCTTGCTGATGGGCGTGGGTTGACCGCAGAGGAAAAAGGAGAGATATGGAATATCACACTAGGTACGGCAGTACCGGATTGGCGCGCTGTTTCTTTAACGGCTTTGGGAGGCTTTGAGGAATATACAAGTACAACCGTTTCAAACAGGTATTCTTGGGAAGTGGCAGCATTGAGATAGGAGAAGTAATGGGAGTAAAAACTGGTTCGGGCGGCTTTAAAATTGTATTGTCCGCCAACCCTGCGAAAAATGGCGAGTTTACAATCGGCGGTCGAATAGCCGAGGGTGTGAGTGGTGTAGGGTCGACAATGATCGTGCCTAAAGCGGTGTTACAGGTTGCCGGTCATGAAAGATCGATGGTTGAACAAAATATTTTAGATACAACGCATAAGTACCTAAAATCGCTTGAGACAAAAGAAATAAACCGTTATGGAAAAATAGTCAGTTGGTATGCAGATTACCTGACTAGTGATCCAGCTTCAATAAAAAAACGTCGTGGCAGCTTGAACGGCGGCTTGTTATTTAATGTTTTGAACGACTTTGATCAAGGGAGCGTCTGTGTTTTTGATACCTGGTCATTTCATGACGGCGAGACAGAGATTGTTGAACGAGGCGGTACGCTTTATAAGAATTGGAATGCAGTACAAGGTTCGGGCGATGCAGTCGGTACGTTGACTACTGACGGTAAAGTCATTATCAATGACCGTAATATTGCCTTCCTGAATCTTAAAATTACAGGCGGTATCGTACGCCAGCCACAGATCAAGGGTTATGGTTATGCAGGCCGCACACCTGCCGCGCCGGTCAAGCCTGAAAGCTTTACCGTTTACGCGGGCAATGGCGAAATTGTCGGTAGAAGCAACGCCGCAGGCGAAATTACCGGCGGCATTACAGGCAAAATCGACTACGAGACAGGCTTCTACGAAATCAAGCGCGATGAGGGTTTCTACCCCGAAGATTTACGCTACAACGCCGTGACCCAAGACAACCTGCCTTTGGATTCGTCGATTATCGGTATCGATGCTGTGCGCCTGCCTGCCGACGGACGCGTACCTGTGTTCCGCAAGGGCGATATGATCGTGATTTCCAACCGCCTCAAGCAGGATTTGGGCAGCGCTTTTACCGCCGCTCAAAAAATCACGCTCAACCGTCAAAATATCGACCGCCTCTGCTTGGTCGACAGTAGGGGCAAACACGTCCTCGCCGAGAAATACACGGCAGACCTCAAAGCGGGCAGCATTACTTTTGCCGAGCCGTTGGACTTGTCGCAATATACCCTGCCGCTGACTGCCGTTTGCGCTTGGGAGGAGGAAAACCGTGTGACCGGCGTCGATATTTCAGGCCGTCTGAAACTCCAGTTTGCTATTGGGCGCAACTATCCGAAGGAGCATACATTTGTATCTTCCGCTCTGATCGGCGGCGATTTGCTGGTGCGCGCTACCGAGCCGTTTTCGCAACAGGCATGGGACAATGTGTGGAGTGACGCGCAACGCGGGGAGCCTATTTTGGCGCGTACCAATGTCAAAGACTACCCAATTAAGTTGGCCAGCAACGGCGCGATTACCGAGCGTTGGCTGATTAAATTCATTACTGCAACCCAATTTGAGCTTTACGGCGAGCGGCTGGGCTTGGTCGCAAAAAGCGATACCTTGACCGATCTTGCGCCGACCAATCCGGCAACCGGCAAGCCGTATTTCACGCTCAAAGCGGCGGCATTCGGCGGCGGCTGGTCGGTACAGAACTGTATTCGCTTCAATACCTACGGCACGCCGTTGCCCGTTTGGATTTTGCGCAGTGTTCAGCCTTCGCCGGACAAGCAAAACGGCCGCGATGGTTTTACCGCGTGTTTGCGCGGTAATACAGTGGCCGAATAAAAGATAAGGCCGTCTGAATAGTGCTTTCAGACGGCCTTTATACCGTTTGTTTCTTTTTTATGCCGTTTGTTTTAGAATACATTATTTAAAATAAATATGGAGAATGAAATGGAAAACTATTACAAACTTCTTGGGATTATGTCATCTGCAACGGAAGAAGAAATTAAACGGGCTTTGAGGCGTGCTGCGGAGCGACAGGAGCTGGAATTGGATGAGATAAGATGGTGTCGCGAGTATTTGCTGAATCCGGCGGCAAAAGCGGAATACGATAAAATCCTCCATGCCGAAAATCCCGAACTTGCCAAAGAAGAAAGCGAAAAAGCGAAAGAAAGAGAAAAGCTCAGACAGAAAAATAAAAAAAGCGGAGGGTCTGATTTCTTGAAATTGATCGGTACCGGGATTTTGGTTTCCATCCCGATGCTTTGGTTTACATTCAAAAACGGCGGCACGTCATCCAAGCCGAGCGTATATCAGGCACAATCAGCCTGCGAAAGCGCGGTAACGGGTATTTTAAAATCGCCTGCTTCGGCTGATTTCGGGGGATGGCAACGACGTGAAAATGCCGATGGGACGTTTGAAATAAGCGGATATGTCGATTCGCAAAACAGTTTCGGGGCTATGTTGCGTGCGCAATTTAGCTGCTCCGTCGATGCAAGCGGCAGTCAGGCGAAAATTACTTATTTCCGCTGAAAGCAATAAAATAAAATAGAAACAAGCAAGTGAGTGCAACTATGCCAAGCCCCGATTTTCGGGGCTTTTGTTTTAATGGGGTTTTAAACCATTGAAGTAAAAAGAAAGGCCGTCTGAAATGTTTGATACGCAACGTGTGCCGGTAAAGGTTTACCGCTGGGATGACGAGGGTGCGCCGCAGGTTGAATCGGCGGCAGGCAGCATTAAAACGATTTTAAAAGCCTGCCTGGTTACCGGTTATGGCGAGGGTAATAAACACAAGGACGGGCTGGGCTGGGAAATGGCGTTTGAAAAGACGCAAGAAGCCTGTTTCCGCAGTATGCACCCGAAGGCAACAAAGTGGTGGCTGGGGGTGGATGACTCAAAATATGGAGACCGTGCAAGATACGTTGATTTATGCGGTCTTTTGGAACCAACATCGGCAAAGGCGGGGAAAGTCAAACAAAAGGTTAACAACAGCAGTGGATTTTACAATTTCATTTACAAAAAAGACAACAATAACCGGGATAAGATCCAATGGGTTGTGGTCGGCAATGAGCGCGCATTTACTTTAATTATTTTATGGCAGGATTATTGCTCGTTTTTTATTTTTGGCAACTTCTCCAGTCTCGCCGTGGCTGACGACGCGAATACTCTGCTTGGATATGTGTCAGATGTGGATGAGAATTTTATTTATGGCACTGGCAGTGAAGTTGTTATTTCTGTGGTGCCGATGCGTGATTATAAGGGAGATATTGCTTCTATTTTAGGATTTAAAAGCAAAGGATACGGTGATTATGGTAGCTATCCTAATCCTATCACAGGTGGGTTTATAGCGGATGATATTTATCTGCAAGAACCAATTGGGAGTGGCAAATATGCGCTTCGCGGATTGTTTCCCGGTTTTATGAAAATTGGCGAAGTCATGCCCTTGTTTAACGTTATTCCGATGGGAACGGTTTACGACAATTTAGACGATAGCGAGGACAGATTTATGTATATCAATACAATTGGTGGGGGCTCTTTTTTGGTAAATCTCACAGCCTGGGAGCTGTAAACCATGCCGAATTATGTTTTCCGCAGCCGTCTTGCCGTTAAGCGCGGCAAGTCGCGTAGCAAAATCGTCAATCGGATTGGGCGAAGCCGTGCCTTCAAATCGCCGCATTGGAAATACGGCGGCCACGGCTATATCGCCGGCGAAGGTACGGGTATTGTTACGGTGGGCGGCCAGCCGGCTTCGCGCCGTATTTATCTGTTTGCACGCCCTACAATGGAATGTATTGCGGATTGTTGGAGCAAAGAAGACGGCAGCTACCGCTTTGACCGGCTCAAGGAAGACGAGGAGTATTTGATGGTGGCGACGGATTATAAAAAGCAATACGAGCCTGTTTCTTATGATTTTATTAAACCTTATGTCGAGCGTGACGGCGGCGGTTGAGGCCGTCTGAAATGTCCGAAGACAAAATTTATGCTGATTCGGCGCGTATCCCTTTGCCTTTCGGCTTGGCGATTGGCTCCCGTCCGTCGTCCAGGCTCTTGCCGTTGGCTTTCAGACGGCCTTTACGCCATATTGAGGATGGCGGCGAGATTATTCCCGATACGCCGCTTAAGCCTAATCCGTACCGCCCTCCGGATGGTTATGCGACTGTTTCGGGGGCGTGGGGCTTTGTGCAGCAGGCGGTGTCAACGCAGGCGGTGTGCGCGGCCGGTCGTTATGATTTGGGCGACATGGCTGCCCAAGTGTCGGGGATAACGGCAGAGGCTGTCGGGGAGGCGGTTTGTTTTCAGACGGCCTTTTCGGATATGCCTGAGTTGGAAAGCTGCCTGCATGAAACGGTCGGCTTGTCTGACGGGGTTGCCGGGTGTATGCAGGCGGTGCAGGTCGGAATGGATGGTCTGGACGGCTGTCTGCATGATGCTTTTCCCGATGATTTGTTCCTAAGCGGCTGTAATGCGGACCGATCATCGGCAGGTCTTGGCGAGGCTTTGGCGGCGTGTTCGGAGAGTGTGTTTTCCGATGACGCGCCGGTTGGCGATTGTTTGGTATCGGAGGTGCGCGAGGCGGCGGTATTGGCACGCTGTGCGCATCCGCAAAGCCTGCCTGCTTTAGCTGTGCCTTGCGAGTATTATGAGATTCCGGTTGATCCGGAGCCTGTGCCTGAGACTTATGTTTGCGGTATCCGCCCACCTTCAAACCGGCTGCACCTGCGGTTTTACCGCAAAAAGATTGCACACGATGCGCGCCATATTCCGCTGCCGTTTGCTTGTTTTGATACGGTAAGCACTCCTGTTTTAGACGGATATATCATGCAAAATATTATTAAAGCTACGGTCGACGGCCAGCCGATCGGGCTGTTTTCTGCATCCTTTACGACGGATACTGCCGGTTATTGCTGGCAAGGCAGTTTGACTGTTTCTCCCGATGATTTCGCCAAGATTAATCCTGATGCCCGCCCGAAAGGCCGGGAAGCCGAAATCGAGGTGCAAATCAATGCGGATACTTTTGTCATCATCGCGGAAGATTACAGCGACAACCGCCGCTTCGGGCAAAAGAGCTATACGGTAACCGGCCGCAGTGTTACCGCCCGTTTGGGCGCGGACTATGCGCCTAAAGGCCGTGGTACATACCGCAATCCGATTTATGCGCAACAAATCGCAACGGAGGTTTTACGCCCGACAGGTGTGGATTTGGACGGCTGGACGATGGTTGATTGGTTGATTCCGGGAGATGTGTATTCGTTGACCGATAAAACGCCGATTGCTGTTTTACAGGAGCTGGCTCAAGCCGCAGGGGGATTTGTGGAGAGCGACCGCGCCCGACCTGTTGTCCGCTTTAAGCCCAAATGGAAAAAGGCTTCTTGGGAGGTTTCCGATGCGCCTGCCGATGTCAGTGTCCCTGTCAGCGTGATTTTCAGCATCAGCGGCCAGCGCAATGTATCGGAGCGTGCCAATGGGGTTTATGTTTGGCCGAGCCATAACAAGGGCAAAGGCGCGGATGTGTACCGCAACGGCAGCAACCGCGAGCCGCGTGCCTCCGCGCTGACCAATACGCTTTATACCGACCAGCCGGTCTTGCTTGCCGCCGGTATCGCCGCTTTAAGCGAGACTGGCGTTCATAAGCGCGAAACGGTGTCTTTGCCGGTATCGGATAAATACGCCATTCCTATGGCGAATTTAGGCGAGATTTGGCAAATCAATGAGCCTACGGGGAGCTGGCAAGGCGTGGTGGTTGGTGTGTCGGTCGAAGTCAAAATCGAAAACGATGCGCCTGTCGTGACTCAAAATTTAACGATAGACCGCTATTTTGACGAATGATTAAAGCTGGTTTAAAGATGCTTTAAAGGCCGTCTGAAAGCCATGTTCAGACGGCATTTTATCTTTTTGTTGAGGATAACAAAATGACTAATCTGTATCAAAACCTGACGGCACTGCTCAAGCGCGAACAGCGCGGCATTGCCAAAATAACGGGCGATTTGGGCGGCGGCTCATGGGCGGCGCAAACGCAAAGCGGCGGCAATCTTGTTTTAAGCGGGCAAGCCGCTTTAAATCAGCGTGTGTTTTATGATGTCTTGAGCAACCGTATCCTTGGTCAGGCTCCCGATACTACTGTTTTAGAGTTGGGTGTATAAGGATAAGTGCAGGACAGCCAGGCGTTGCTTTCGTATAACGTCTTAAAATAATTATTATTATTTTGAGGGGGTTTTATGCGAACTGAAGTGTTGGGTGTCGGTATCGGCGACATTTTAAAATTTGAAGCCACTGCCTTGACGCGTGTGAAGGTAAAAGTGTCTGAGGGTACGCGTGCCGGTGATTGGGTCAATTTCTCTTTGCGTGACAATAAATTAGTCGCGTTAACCGATGAGCAAGACGGATACGCTCTTGTTCAGCCGCACAACTGTATTATTGACCTGCGTTATTGCGCCAAGCCTGAAAATATTGCTGATACCTTGCAGCAAGGCGACCGATTCGGCATTCAATATATTGGTGCACCGGTCGAGCATGGACGTCATACCGTTATGCCGTCCGGCCCTGTTATTCCTCCGAAAGAGGCGGAACGCCCGGTGGCTCCTCCTTCCCCTCCTTCTGCATTGAAGCGTAGCCTCAATTTCTTCGGCGACTCCACCAATGCGCGTATCGGCGGTCAGGCTGTGAGTGTTGCCGCCGCTGAAAATCTGCCGGTTGTAAACAACGCACAGGGCGGCAGCCTGGCTGCGTATGCCTTGATGTCGATGAACGGCAGCCCGGTGGAAGTTACTTTTAAAGTCGATACTATTCCGGCTAAAGCAAATGGCGTGATGGTTGATGGCGAGTTGGTTTACGGCGAAGGCGTTACGCCTTTCAGTATGCACTCTACCGTCGTTATTATTGGCGATGACATCGAAGCGGTCATGACCGGCCAAACCGCCAATATTAAAGTCATTCCGCGCGATAGCCAGGCTCACAGCGTTGTTCCGGGCAAAAAATATCCGGTACGCCTGAAAAATAGCGGCAGTGTCGATGGTATTTGCGTGTTGGCAACCGCAAAAAACGACATTAACGGCGCCAATGTCGGTAACTGGCAGACGGTTTTGGCGCGTATTGAAGGCTATATTGAAAAATGTATTCAACAAGTTCAGCCTAAAGAGTCTCCCCGTTATATTGTCCTGACTGTATGGGCTGATAATAAGCCGGGTTGGGCTAAAGAAAACCACCCATACCGACATCAGCTCAAGGATCAATTTAATAATTGGCTCAAGTTTAAATATGGCAATAATGTCTTTGATATTGAGCAATATATTTTATCTGATCAGATTTGGACGGATAGCGGCCTCACGCCAAATGAGGCGGATAAAAAAGCGCAAACGGACGGCGTAATGCCGTTGTCACTCTCACAAGACGGCGGTGCCCATCTGCTTCCGGCGGTTGAGGCTAAAGTCGCTGAACGTATCATCGCAAAAGCGAAAGAGTTGCGCTATTTGTAGGCAAATATAAATAAAAGGCCGTCTGAATAAGGCGGCCTTTGGGAGGATTTTAAATATAAGTGGGACGGCGACGTAACAGTGCGGCAACACTGTTACGCCAGCCAAGCAGAGCATGCCTGCATTGACTTCTAAGGCCGCCTTAGTCTCTAGAGACCGAGGCATTCTATCTGATACAGGAGTGGATGCAAATGCAAATCTATCGTGAATTACGCTGTAAGTTTTGTGGGAAATTGCTGGCAAAAGGAAGCGGTTGTGTACAAATAAAGTGCGCTCGTTGTAAAAACATCAATTCTTTCAGCTAATTAATAAATCAAAAGAATGCCTTTGAGCATCATATTAAATCTGATTTAGAGCATCGCGAATGCCATAATTTAGGAGTATATATGATGCAAAAAATGCAACAAACATTACCTATTATCCCCTGGATGGGTGGCAAACGTCGTTTAGCAAAACATCTTTTGCCCATGTTCCCCGAGCATTCTTGCTATGTCGAGTTGTTTTCTGGTGGCGCAGCATTGTTCTTTATGCGCCCAACGCCTGCTAAAGTAGAGGTACTCAACGACATCAACGGACAGCTCATCAATCTCTATCGTGTGGTACAACATCATTTCGACGAGTTCGTCCGTCAGTTCGAGTGGACGCTGACCAGCCGCGAGACATTCTCCTGCCTGCAAAACACGCCGCCCGAATGCATGACAGATATTCAACGTGCCGCTCGCTTCTTCTACCTTCAACACAACGCCTTCGGCGGCAAAACCGTCCATCAGCATTTTGGGACAGCTACCACGTCAAAAGCGTGGGATGCGTCTCAGATTGAGGTTAAATTAAAGGCTGCTAAAGACCGTTTAAAAGGTGTTTATATAGAGAATGAATCGTGGGATCGTTGCTTCAAGCGATATGACCGTGAGCACACCTTCTTCTATGCAGACCCACCATATTGGCAGACCGCAGGCTATGACCAATCATTTGGCTGGGAACAGTATGAATTACTGGCCAAAGTGATGGCAGAGAGTAAGGGTAAGGTCATGCTATCCATTAATGACCACCCTGATATCAGGGAATTGTTTAAAGATTTCCGTATCACCCAACTGGAGCTGGCTTATACAATCGGAAGAAATAAAACTGGTAAAGCCAGTGGAGAATTGGTCGTATGTAATTGGTAA